TTCGATCTCGATCCACAGCCAAGCCGACTCATCGCTCACTATGTAGTTGTTGCCCTGTTTTGTTGTAACTGTGTATTGCATAATGGTTGCCCTGTTCTATTCGTTAAGCCCGAGCGACTGTTCCATCCTCGACTACAAAGGATAGCGAGGTGGTCAGTACGTCAGTGGCCGCGCCACCAACGGTTGGGAATACTGGATAGACATTGCCCGTAAATGTGTCACCATTAACATCAAAACTAAATGGCAGGCTAGTGTCAGGCGCACTGTTTGCTGCATCCCATAGCGCTGAAATAATGCCTGCGCTAGATGTGTCGTCTAGGTATAGTTCCACGTTTAGTGTTGCAAACTTATCAACGGTCTTGTAGGCGCGACCCGATAGGACTTCCAACACTTGCTGGTTGTTTTCGCGTTCCAATGTAACTGTGCTTGCTTGGTCAGCGTAGGACACCGAGTTGATCGACAAGGTGAGGTTACGCCCAGTTATGTAAGTTGCTGGCATAATTTTTTTCTCGCTTTCTTAATTGGTTGTTACCATCTCGATGTTGATCTGGCTGATTAGCATATCGGCGTTTCCGATTTGCTGGACTGTGGGTTGTGACCATCCACCCAAAAATGAAATGTTATTGGCTAGTAGATCCGTGACACTAAAGATTAAAGTTTCTAAGTTGGCCAAGGCCGCTTGGTTGTCGGCTGCGTTGACGATCACTGTAATGTCGAATCGGACATTGCATCGAGCGCCGCCAATGGCTGAAACTGTAATGTAAGGCGATCCCGGCACAAGCACAATGGCAGGTGGCGTAATGTTTTCGTTTGGGTATGAGTAAACTACCCGACCAGCAGCTGCAAGAGTCGCGGCAAGGTTTGCTCGGTAAGTCGCTAGATTAGCCAAGGTAGCCTCGGGTATCTAGGTGTTTGCCTAGCAGCCCTGACACGCGGGTAAGCATTGAACGGCCTAGGCGGTACGGTGCAGGGCTTTGAAAGTCCACACCTTGTTGGCCTAATGTGCCAGTGCGAGTGATCCAGATGTCGCAGGCAACGGCTAAAGCCGCTTCGCGTACTTCTGGTGTCGTATCGTAAAGAGTTGCCTGGCTAGTCAATACTGCTCGACCATTAGGGATAATCTGACGTTTTGTAATGTCTGCGTTGGTCAAAGCTGCTTCAAAGTAGGTGACGTTGTATTCGTCATAGCCAACCTTTGTAACGGTCCGTGATCCGTTAAAAGGTGACCCACAACCTGTAACCGTCAATGCTTGACCAACTACGAAAGTATTGTCATGGCAATAAAAGCGAGCCACATTGCTTGTGATTGATGCGCCAACAATAGACACATCGTCAAAGATTAAGTAAGACAGGATTATGTTCTCGGCACTGTCGGCAACTGCCTGGACAATGGAGTCAGCATAAATGTCGCCAATACCTAAAACGCTTTTAAGTTCGCTTAGTGTGATCAGTGCCATTTCATCCTCCTATTGTGTAAGTGTGTGGGGGACACAGGGCCGCATCCCCCACACTTCTGACTAACTTGATTTAGGTCAAGTTAAAGCGACGTACGCCACCGGCAACCAAAACGCCTACGGCCAAGTAGCCGTATAGCATTGTTTCGATTTCGCCAGATGTGACCACGTTTGTGGACATGCGTAGGATCGGTGATTCGTAGATTGCAACGGATGATGGAGTCACGATGAATGCTGACTCGTCAATTGTTGTTGCTACTGCATTCGGATCAACATAGAGGTCAAGCCCAAGCACATTTCCGCGTAGGGACTGTGGTCCTGCAACTCCACCGTTGTTCTGTGGGTTGTATGCGTTGTAGATTGGGCGGCCAGTTGTGTCGGTTGCACCCATTAGCAATGACCACTGGGATGTGCCAGCGATGTATGCGCTTGGAAGTTCACCAGTTGCTAGGTAAGCAGCTGGGGCTTCTGTTGAAACGTAGCTGATGATGCCAGCGGATGATGCTGCAACTGCGGTGGCTTGTGTTCCACCTGCGGTTAGAGCTGCAATAACTGCTGCATCGGTTGCCTTGTTGTAGGCGCGTGTCATGTTGTCTACCATTGCCTGGAAAAAGTCTGGGGATGAACGCTCTAGTAGTTCTACTGAGTAACGCTGCATTCCTGCAAACTTGTTTACATCAAGATTGACGTATGAGGACACGATGCCAGTTTCTGATGGGCCAGCACCTTCGTTGGTGTCAGCTACTGTGCCACTGGTTGTAATTTTTGGATGGCTAATAACCATGCCTGATGCAGTGATGGCGCGTGAGCCAATTGCATCGATGGCTGGGCGTGAGCCAATGGATGTGTCGATAACGCTGTTTACATACTGCACTGGGGTGAACGCTGGGTTTGTGCTGAATGAGTCATCGGCTGCCATAACATACTGGGCTGAATCATGGTTACCCATTTTGGCCTTGATGCTGTGTTCCAAGTACGAGGCTTGGCTGTTGATTGGTGAACGAGGCTTTGCGTAAGCCACTGGTGCTGCGGCATGAACAACCGCTGCTGCGGTCACTTCATCTGCCACTGGTGCGGTTGTTTCTTCCACTGTGATCTCCTGTGGTTGTTCCTCGGCAGGTTGTTCTGCCTCGGTGGTTTCTGGGTTTTCCTCATCGGCTTCAGTAGCTGCGACCTGAGAAATTTGAGCATCCTTGAATGCTGGGTTTGTTACATGGGCAACGGCCTCAAGTTTGGCAGCTGATACGACCATCACACCTTTTTCGATGGTGTATTCGCCAACATTGGCTTCGATGCTAAAGGCTGGGCGTAGTCCCTCGGATGCTTCGACTAACGCATCATTGCCAGCACCCGTTGGAGCGATCTTAAACGCCATTGAGATTCCTGCCGGGGTGATTTCCTCTGAGCCAGCGATGCCACGACCCAATGGGCGTGTGCGGTCATGTTCCATGTTCAAAACAATCTGGCTTGGATCGATCTCACCAAATGCGCCAAACTCAAAGCGCACTGGGCCAGCCGATGTGTTGCCAACTTTGGCAAAAGGCACGACAAGGCCCTTGATGGTACGGGTTTCAACATTGGCCGCTAATACTTGGCCCTCGAAACTAAGTTGCATTTGTTGTGTTTCCTCTCGGTGCTAAGTCCATTTCCTCACGGGCTTCCTCAACGTCAATCAAGCCATACTCAAGCATCTTGCCAAGTACCTCGATCTGCTCAAGTGGGTTTCCGCGCAAGTAATCATCAAGATCAAATCTAACAACTTGACCTCTTGGAGTAATGTCATTCATGCTTAAGCGTTCAGATATACAAGACATAAACGGCTTAAGGCTAAAGTCAACAAGTGATCGGCGCTCTTGGCTTACGTTGGAGTAAGTTGCGCTGGCTGATTCGGCGTTGATGTACCAGGCAGGGATGTTGCACATACGCGCAATTTCAGCTGCTGTGTTTAACCTGGATTCGGTCAGTTGCATTTGTCCGGCATCGTAACCAAAGGTTGTGACATCTAATGGGCCAGACAAGTATGCGGTTGAGCGTGTGGCTCGGGCTTGCTTCCACTGGGCCAGTAGGCTTGACACCTGCTCTGGCGGTAAATCAACGCCGCTATTCTTAATCACCATTGTTGGGTTTGGCTCGCTGGCCATTCTCTGTACGGCTTCTTCAAGTTTCAAAGCTGTGGAGATAGTGCGCCCACCTCGGTTAAGTATGCCCTCGTCAATTCCGCTAAACATAATTAGTGAGCCGATGCCAGACATTGGCATAAGTCCACCCTCGATGTAAAAGCCGTTAACGATTTCTTGAGTGTTTAAGTCAGTTGTGAAAGTAACCCGAGTTGGATCAATTCGGCGAGCCTGTATTGGGCGGCCATCCTCTGGGTTTACTTCAAGGACCTGCCAGAAACTACGGCCATGAAATAGGATGTCTTCTACGGTCCAAGCCATAGTGACTGCCAATGGGATTGCTGGATCAGGCTGTTTAAGTATTGATCGGCCCTCAACCTTTGCGCCTGTTATGTCGTTGTAAGTATTTAATCCAAGAGTTGCAATAGTTCCAGCGATGATGTTGCGAGCGCGGGCCACTGCTGGGACTTGCATCGCGCTTGAACGGTCTACTCTAAAAGTATTAAACGGGGTAAAATAAGCATCTTGATAAAAAGGTATGGCGATCCCAGCCCGAGCCTCGATCTGTGGCTTTTCAGCAGGTGCGCCCAATAAGAAATCTATGAATCCCATTTTGTCATTACACCATAGGTAAATGACATCCGTGTAATTTGTCAGGCTTTGTCACGTTGTTGCGCGTGTTGTCACCTAAGCGCTCATTATAGTCACGCCTTGGCCTGGCAATGTTGCGTGACCTACCGCCATTACCAAAGCAACTGCCGCGCTAATGGGTACTTGCGCGGCCCTGCGAGCAATACGCCAACCGCCATCTGATGCCGGGCGGCGAGCGCAGCTGACCAGATGGCTGTGCAATGTTGCTTGTCCTGGATGTATTAGTTGGCCAGATTGCATGGCGTTTAATGTTTGATCACACATAATTGCAAAAGCCGCGCCAGCCCAAGGTGTCGGCTCTGCTCTAATGTAAGCCTGAATAAGTCTTGGCGCAATGTAACCAGCAGTGTTTGGATCATAGGCAAAAACTCTTGGTGGAAACCTGCGAGCGATAGCCGCTATCTCACCGACAAGTTCAAGATCATTAATGCCACCCTCTTTCCGCCATTCATGCAGGAATACCCCAAGCCCTTCAGGCCTTTGCTGGACCGTGACAAGGCAAGCCAACTCTCTATTAAAATTAAGATCCAACGCCATCCAAGTTGGTAAGCCATCCTCAAGCGCGATCTCCTGCTCGCTGTCATTCCAAATTTGAATCGGCCAGGGTGAATCTATTGCATCCGTCCACATACAAAGTGTCTCTGTTTTGAAAGCATCGGGGCTGTCAAAGATTGCAGCATCCTTGATATTTTGGATATTGATTGTATAACCCAAGGCTGGGTTGGCGTGCTTCCACCCCTCAATGTCATCAACTGATGAACCAGGTGCGGCGCTGTATTCGTAGTAACCCATCCGATCACTGGCAAAGGTCAAGGCTCGGCGGCGTTGTTCATTTAACACATTGCTTGTCAAGTCCCCAGCATTAGATGTCCAAAACACTTGGGCATTGGGTCTGGCTCGGGTAATTGGTGTGACGGCTGCCCACGTTGCCTCATCGATTTCCCGCAGCTCATCGACATAAAGCAGGTCAGCTGACGATCCGCGTGGCCCTTCCGATGTTGCAGCCCTGATTGCGTACTTCCGGATTCTCTCACACCTGGCATTGCATGACTTGGGATAGTGGTGGCAATAGACTTCTAATTCCTCTTGGCCGTTAGTTCGGGAAACTCGCTTAATCCGCTTTCGCATCCAGTCCAGGCTTTCGGCCATGTCGACTGTTTGCTTAAAAGTGTCCAACGATAGTTGTCGAGTTTGTGCCATTGCTATTGCGTTTTTCTCACCAAAGACATAGAGCCCGGCAAGGATACGCATTCGCATCATGTGCGTTTTCCCGCACTGCCTAGCAACTAGAACCCCACACATCGATCTTGCCCAACTACCGTCAGGCATTATCTGCAAAGCATCATCTAAGACATGACGTTGCCAAGGTAAAAGTGGTACACCTAATTCATCAGCTAGTGCCGCCACCACTGGCCCTGCGCTGGGCAGGTTTAGGCTTGGGCTTTCGATCCTTGGTTTCGAGTAGCCGTAAATAGTTTCCGACATGGTTTGTCCCGTCATTTTCCTCGCCCTGTTTTCCTGCTGTTCGTGTTTCAACTGTGAGATGTAGCTGCTGTAAAACTTGAATGTACTTTGCCGCCAATGATGTCGCATCTTTCAATTCGCCCATGTCAAAGGCTGTATCTAGTGCAATGGCTAAACGCCGGGCCAAAGTGATCGCTGCAACATCAGTAGGGGCTATCCAATTTGCTACCGATAATGCTGAATTTAAGGATAGGTAGATGTTCATTGGTTTATCGTCTGGCGGTTCAGGTTTGTTATTTGTCATGATCTAGGCCTTTTCTTTTGTTGGCGGGTCAAATCTGAGCAATCGGGGAGAGATAAGAGAAAGGGAGTCTGTGGGTGGCACGGCCCTAGAAAAAACGCCCCTAGGGCTTTCTGTGGCCCTCTC